TGAGAACATGCTTGCTCCACAGAAAACGTTTTACCATTACCAGAAAGACCTGTGATGAATGTAGGATAAAATAACCCGGACTTAATAATCTTTTTAATATCAGAGAAGTTACCAAAGCTGACGAAGGTATCATCTTTTGCTGGAATAAGATTTTGCTCAACAGCAGGTATTGCAGTTGGTGCTTGATAGTTTTTTTCCAATTTTTCTTGTACGGTCAAGTTCCACTTTCCGCGACTAGTTTTGTAATCAGCAAGTTTATTAGTGACAGTTTGATAATTGCAATCATTCATATTACACCAAGCACGAATGTCTGCAGCAGTAATCTCATCTCCATAGAGTGATTGTAGAGAAGTGAGAATATAATCCGTGGACAGTGCCATTGAATTTGTTTGAACTAAAGGTATTATACAGTGCTTTTCTGGTCTTTAATGTCTGTAGTGGACGGTTCATATATCGTCCTACCACCATGAGTTTTTCTACAGGCATCTCTAGCCCATGCTCTTGATAGCGATATCACTTCAGAACAAGGTCTTCCCTTTTTGCCACAGTAAGGACAGACATCAAAAGACTCTATCATTAGATATTATGCAACGAGTGAAATAAATTCACCTAGAACTTTTTTATTTAGTTTCTTAGTCTTCAAAGATTTGAGAAAAGCAGATTTGATTTTTGCTTTGGTGGCACCGTCATCAACCTCAAAATCAGCATCCTGTGATAGTGCAGTTGTAGACAATCCAAAGTATGCATCATATCCAGAATTGGAGATATTAATACTGCGATTTTTTTTCCAATCTTTAACGATAGAATCATACTCTGAGGTAAATTGATTGTAATGCATTTTAATAAAATTATTTGCATCACGACCTTCAAGAATACGAATGCCAATAAGGTTAGTGTATGGAAATCTATCCTTTAGATTTTTAAGAAGAACTTCAGTGAATTTATGATAGTAACTTTCAAATTTATATGTTGACCCAATTCTACGATCTTGTAAAAAAGTCGTCTCTAAATTAATTCTACGGCATCCAATATAGGGGGTTTCTCCACGAATAACTTCAACATGATATGGAATACTGTTAGCTTCACCATCAGTTAGAATGATACAATGAACTTTTTGAAGATTATTATCTTTCTTAAATTTTGGAATAATTTGATGTAAAGCAATAATAGATTCGTTTAAAGGAGTTCCAGAAAGAGACAAACGCTGTGGCGCACTATACCCAATACGATATGAATTATCAAAAGTAAATATAATTCTCCAAATATTCAAGAGTTGATTTTCAAAATCTTTACTTGAAACTTTACTAGTCAAAATATTCAACATAGAAAATCTTTCATGAATAGAAAGGAGACCAACCTTTTTTTTATAATGAGGTTTTAAATCAAAATTGACTACCTTTTCCTGATCATAATCATAAAAAGCACGATTCCATTCTCCAGTAAATGCATAGACATCAAAAGGAATTTTGACCTTTTTACAGAACCAAATTAAATTGAATAATTGTTTACATGTATCTCTCATAGTATATTGCATTGACCCAGACCAATCTAAAACAAACACAAGACCATGATTTTTTCCATCAGCAAGAGTAGTTACTTTTTTAAATAAATCCTCATTATATTTGTACGTATGGAGTTTAGAACAATCCAAGACTCCTGTTGAAGCAGTAGTAGCACGAGCATAAGAATCTGCTGCTTTCTTACATTCAAACTCCTTTACTAAGTAATTAACTTCCTTCTGCGCTGATCTTTTAAACTTCAAATAGTCTTGATCAGGCTCTTCAAACAAATCATGTTTTTTATGTTTTTGTTGATAATTGAAACAGTTTTTAATTTCATAAAATATATCAGAATTACTAACAATAACAGTATCTAAATTTACTTCGGGAATTTGAACATAAGTATTTTCATATACACAGTTCCCAATCAAAGATTGAAGTTTTTCATCTAAAGAATTTGCAGTATGAATATCTGGAGTATCTTTAAATTCTGTATCGGAAATGCCTTCCCTTGATTCTTCATTACCAATGTTTTCTTCAGATTTATTATCTTCATTTGATGGTTGATTTTCATCAATCATTTCTAATTGGCCTGTAGAATTTTTTTGTGATGGCAATGGTGGAAAATTAAGGTCATCAATGTCTTCAATTTTTTCAGTATTTTCATTATCTTTTTGCTCTACACAATACCGATATAAAGTGTCTGCAGCAATCAAAACATCGGCAAAGGTTTCACATTCACTAATCATATTGACAATTACCATCTCCTCCTCAGTAAAATTAATATCAATAAAATTTCCAATCTTAAACGATAGATTTACACGATCGGCAAGATTCATTTTAGATATATCTTCTCCATCAATAGAGAAAAAATCATCATCATGAAGTTTATTGTATCCATTAAAAAAAGTTTTTGCAAGTCCCATATACTTGCGTTTCATTAATTTTTCAACACGAACATCTTCAACTACATTAATAAATTGATGAGGAATATTTTCTGGAGGATCTTCATCTGGGGTAAAAAGAGCATGACCAACTTCATGACCAACTAAAAGATCGTATACAGTATTGGATGCATTCTCCCACAGAGGAAGTGTTAAAACACGAGTATGAACATTAAATTGAGCAGTCATAACTTTCTTATGCTCAACTAACAAATCCTCAGTAGCAAGAAGCTTGGCAAGTTGAGATTTGATTTCGTGCCTGACTGCCATGCTACTCTTTTCGTATGTGGCCATAATATGACAAAAGGTCGCCTTTTGGGCGACCCATGTGCTGCTTTTTAAACTGGCGCAGTGCTTCGCGCCTAGACCTCATTGCTTGAGGTTTAAGTTTTCTCTTCTGCTCCTTCTTGGAGTGATGTTGCCAATTCGGGATAGAACGTTTCAATGTCCTGACGGTAAAGTTGCTTTATATTATCTATAAGTCTATCAGTCTTTACTAACTTATTGCTCTCATTAGTGGTCAGTTTTTTATATGGCATATCCCTCATCACAAATTTTACATTGAGTAACTCACTGATCCACTCTTCAAAATCTACACCAAATCCCCACTCAAATTTCCAAATATCTGTTTTAGATGAAATGAAATCCATTTGTGGCCTAAACCAATTAACACCCTCAGTCAAAGGAAAATTTTCTAACATCATCCCAAACATCATAGGGTCTTCCATCAATTCCTGTATGCCATCACCATACATTCTAGTAAGAAAAATTGATGTAGATATAAATCTATCAATTGGATTTCTAACAATTGTCATGTGAGGAATATCAGAAACATCCAAATACTTTTCATACATCTCTTTATGAAAGTGTGCTGGTTCTACACCATCAATACTTTTCCATACAAAAGAATCTTCGAGTTCAAAATTATTTGATTTAATATTTTCTGTAAAAAATCTACCTGCAGTTCTGGGAATATGAATAAACAAAAATCTATTCTCAGGATTTGGAAAATTTCTAATTGTATGGCGATAGACTGGCATCAATTACGATCATCAAGTTCAAACTCTTCATTAGCAGCATCCAAAATAGAAATACTTGGAAACCATCCTGTACTTAACATGATTGAAATGTCAGCAACATTATCATCAGATTCTCCTGGAGTATTTTCTTTAAGTGGAAGATCTCCTTGACCAAATACATCTGCTAGTTTCTTAACGGGAACAGATTCACCATATCCAATCGGAACAGGGCCAGTCACATCACTTTCCGACAAGTAACGAATTGCCCGACAAACATCTTTGACATGAATCCAATCTCTTTTATGATTAGTCAAGTAAGTTGCTTTTTTATCACGAAGTAATCCATACATCATATTAGGACGAACGTCTGGACCATAAACTGTTGTAAACCTCATGCCCACGGAATTTTCAGGTGCCATCTGTTCATTCACCCACTTACTCATTGCATATGGGTTTTCCCAATAGTTCCCATCAACAGCACTAGATGATGCATATAAAAGACGTGTATCAGTCTTTGCACACCAATCAAAAATAGGTTTTGCTTTGATTACATTATTATTATAATACTCTTTGGGTTTTTCCAAACTCTCGCGAATGTCTGCCCATGCAGCGAGATGAATAATCAATTCATAATCACCACCATCAAATTGAGAAATGTCATCAGGACGATCAAGTCCGTGAACATCATATCCATGAGTTTTTCTCCAATCAGCAAAAACGTGCCGACCAATAAAACCTCTATGTCCAGTCACTAATACTTTCATGTTACAGGCCAATCAATTACTTTTCTAATTTCTACATTGTATTTCCAAACTTCTTTTAGAATATCAGCATTAATATTCTTAGATTCCATTTGGACTACCAGGGAGTTAAGATCTTTGGGGAAACAAGTTCCACCAAATCCACGATCATTGTCAATACCAGGGACTTGAGTATGCGATCTTCCAATCCTACTATCAGCAATTACTGCATCACATACCATATCATAGTTCATACCAGATGCTACACAGAAGTCATACATCTTATTAAAGTATGCTACCTTACATGCAAGAAATGTATTAGAGAAATACTTAATAGCCTCACTTTCATCAGAGGAGACTAGGATATTATTAATTTTTGGAAAACATTTAGAGAAGATTTTTGCAAAGTCTCTACAAAGTTCAATATCTCCACCAATCACATTTCTCTCAGAGTTGACAAAATCTTGAACCGCATTTCTTGCTGTTAGGAACTCTGGGTTATGAATTACATTATGACGTTCAGAATACTTTCTAGTTGTTCCAACTGGAACTGTAGATTTAATAATGAAAGTACCTGTTATGTAATCTGGAACTGATTCAAAAAAATTATCCAAAATTGTCAAGTCACATTCACCACCAGACTTCATTGGGGTTGGAAGACAGACGAAAATATAATCACACTCCAATACTTCTAAAAGAGTATTAAAGGATTTATTTTTATCTACATCATAAACTTTAGTAGTTACCTTGTCTCTAAAGTTTTGATAGACTGCGTTTCCAACAAATCCATTACCAACGATACCAATCATTTTACCATCCTACTAAATCCTTTAATTTTTTCAAATCGTATCACATCATCAAACCTATCCTCCATCCCACCTTTATGTGAAATGACAAATATATTTGCGTCTTTAACTACAAACCGAATAATTTTTAAGAATTCTTCTGTTCCTTGGCCATCAAGTGAACTGTCAAATACTTCATCTAAAATCATAAGGTTAGTGGATATAGAGTTTTTAAACTTAGCAACTTCTCTCCAAGTGAATAAAAGTGCTAGGTCAATTCTCTGTTTCTCACCTTCACTAAAAGAAGCATATGAAAAATCTTCATGTATCGGTGATTGGACGGTTTCATTAAACTCATCATCAAGAGTAAAATTAATGTAAAAATCCATCATCTGTAGATAACGGTTTACTTGCTGATTTATCAGCGGTATGTACTTCTTGATGATTTTAGTTTTAACTCCACCGTCCTTAAGTAGACTATAAGAAAAGTCGTAGTAGTTAATTGTGTCTTTTTTTGAGGCTAGTTCGTCGTATGTAGTTTTTAAGTTATCTTTGAAGGTTTCTAGTTTCTCATGTTCAGTATTTCTGTTTGCAAGTTGTTCGGTAAGTCTCTGAACTTCCGATTCCAGATCCCTGATCTGTCGGTGACATCCAGATATCCTAGTATTGTTTTGAGAAATGCCATTATTGAGTTTAGTAATCTCCTTTGATAGTACAGTGAATTGACGCTCTCTTTCTTGTTCGTTTTTAATTGCCTCTTCTAGTTCTCGATAACCAGATTGCAACTCTTTAGATTTATTTTGTGCGTCTTCAATTTTATTTATTCTAAAGTCCTCGTCAATTGATTGCGTACAAGTAGGACAAACCGAATTTTCTGTAAAAAATTTATGTTCCTTAGTAATACTTGATACTTTCTGGGATATCTTCCCTTTTATGTTACTTAACTTTTTTAATTTTTCTGTGGCTCCAGTGACACATTCCTGTTCCTTTACAAATTTATAAATGCTTTCTTCTGTTATAGAGTTCTCTTTCATGTAGAGAATTACTTCTTCATCTAATTTAGAAACTTTTAATTTTTTATCTTGAATATTATTTTTTCCTCTACTTTCAATTTCTTCAATAAAGTTAGTTTGCATTTCAACTTTGTCATTAAGAGATTCTTTCTTTAATTCAAGAGTTCTAATTTTTTCTTTTAATTGGCGAATTTTATCTTTAATTATATTATTCATTGAAGAGAAAATTTTGATATCCAAAAGATCTTCAATCACTTCCCTACGATTAGCAGCAGTTAATTGCATAAAAGGAACAAAAGTACTGCTACCCAGGATTACAATCTGAGTAAATGATTTATAATTCATTTTAATAACAGACTGCTCTAACCATTTTTGTTGGTCTAAAGAAGCTGCTTTCTGATCTAGAAGAACATCATTTCTATAAATTTCAAAAATATTTGGTTTGATACCACGAACAACTTTCCAATTAGTAGTTCCAATAGAAAAAATAACTTCAACTACACAATCCTTTTCATTAGTGGAGTTGATAAGTTGTGGTTTATTAATTTTTCGAAATGGTTTACCAAACAGAGAAAAAGTAAGTGCATCAAGAACTGTACTCTTACCAGCACCATTTGTACCTATAATGAGAGTTGTTGAAGTTTTTTGAAAGTTAACTTCGGTGAATTGATTTCCAGTGGAAAGAAAATTTTTCCAACGAACTTTTTCAAATAAAATCATGATTAGGTATTGCTGGAGGAACTACAATATCGTTTTTTGTTATAATCGTATAATTATATCCTTTAACTTCACAAATTGCTATCATTGCATCACCTTCAATTTCAAGTACATTAGTATCAGGGTAGTCTTCTTCCATCAACATAGAATATCTATTAGCATCATCTTCTTCTTCAAAAATGTATAAAATTTGATTTCCATTTTCGTCCTGAACGGAATATACCCCAGAGTTTTCTTCATCCTCTATAGTCAGAATATACATTATGTCAACTCACATGCCTCTTTATAAATTTCTTGAATTACTTTTTGAATAATAGATTTTTCCAAATTAACTTCAGATTCTTCAATATACCTATTCAAGATTGATAATGTGTCTTCAGATTCAAAGGCTTCAAAATCCTCATTTTCATGAAGTTGAAAATTTTCAACAACTTTTAACTCAAATACTCCAACATTATACAACTTATCAATAAATTTTTCAAACTTTTTTGTATCTGTTTTTTTACGTACAATTACTTTAACAATTTTATTATCATATTCGCGAACGTCAAATGTCTGATAGTTAGTATCTTCGTAATAGATGTTATAGAACATTCTATTAGGATTATTGACATACTCCCATGTCAGAGTATCAGTGTCAAAAATTACAAATCCACGAGAATCATTTACATCATTCCAAAACATCTCATAAGGATTTCCTAAGTAGAAAATTTTTCCATTGTCTGATCGAGTGTGATAGTGTCCCGAGAATACCTTTTCGAACTTCTCAAATAGTTTGCAGTCCATACCATCTTCCATGGTGTGACCGCGATGAGCTCTAAATCCGTTAAGCTCAAGGTGCCCCATCGCACATATACTAGATGTATTTTGAATAGATTTGATAGTATCTTCATAATTTTCCGCATTAATCCAAGGAATAAAAAGAACTTTAAGTTTATCAAGAACAATCTCAGTACTCTTAGAATATATTTTTACATTAGTATATTCACGCAACAAAAGATCTACTGCATTTACATCATTCGTGTTTTTATAATATGCAGTATGATTACCAACTACAGTATGAACTTCAACTCCCATATTGCGGAGTCTGTCATAATAATTATCTTTTGCCCAAGATAAAGCAGAAAAATCAATACCTTTTCTACTATCAAAAGTATCTCCCATGTCAATGACAGTGGTAATTCCTTCTTTCTCTAATGTTGGGAAAAAGATTTCATTATAGAATTTTAAAAAATAATCATGAAAATGTTTTGAGTTTTTTCTAGCTCCAAAATGTTGGTCTGTTATGATGGCAACTTTCATCAATTAGTAACGTAGTTTGCTGTGTACAGCATCTTTGATTTGATTATAGTCGGAATAGGATGAACCGTCAACCCCATCATCACAGAAAACTTCACTGAATCCGGACCTTTCAAGAATTTTATTTTTGATTTCTAACTGTCTTTTCTCTCGCTGAATACGACGCAGAAAAGCATAATGAATAATCTGAGTGAAATACGCAAAGGGATTCTGGGATTTCTCTGGGTT